AATTTTCGTCGATGTGTGCAAAATATTTATTGTAGATTTCTTTTGCCTTTTCGTATTTTTCCTGAGCGTCCGCAAACCTAGATTTCATGCGGCTCTGCCAGATTGCTGTTGCAGTGTCTAGCAGAAAGCAAGCCTCGTCGAAGTGGTGATCAATGTTCATCTATTTGTTCAAATCTAGAAATATCTCCGCGCATTTTTACAGGAACGAACACGTCACGTTGACCACGTCGATTCTTGCCGATGTGGATGCGCGAAGTTGGTTGGGTTTCTGTCTTCTTCTTGAACGATGAAGTCTCCTTCTTCTTCTCGTCAGGATGAGAGATGAGAACCAAGAAATCAGTATGATGCGCGATTGCTCTGGATTCCCGTACTGCACCTTCATCGTTGAGTTGTGATGCGGTGATTACTGCGGAGTTTGTTTTCAAGCCCGTCAACTTTAGTCTGCGTGATAGTTCACTCACTGCCTGTTCTCGGTTATCAGCGGATGGCATGGTTACGATTTGTAGGTAGTCAACCACGATCAGATCGGCCTTGCCAAGTGAAGCTAGTCTCGATGCCTCTGCTGCAATCTCACCAACCTCGGAGAGATCATCGCGGATCGTTAGCTTCATCTGCATGAGTTGGGTTATTGCGCTTGAGATATCCTTGGCTGATGCAACACCCCTCCACTCCGTGACTCCCTCCATCTCGCGCAGTGGCAGTATTGTTTTCCCAAGCAGATTGGAAGCGATACGTTGCAGAATAGCCTTCGCTGGCATCTCTAAGGAAAATATAGTTACTGATTTGTTGTTGAGTAGTGCCTGTAGTGCGGCTTGGTAAAGCAAGATTGATTTACCTCCGCTGGTCTGCGCTCCTACAACTAGCATCTCACCACGTCGAACACCTCCACCAAGCAACTTGTCCAGCTTGGGAATTCCAGTAGGGAAATTCTCTAGTGGGGTCTTGTCCTCCAGATCGTCCATAAAGTCGCTCAGATGGGCCTTCACGTCCTTGCACTGGTGTTCTGGTGCGATTGCATTAGCGAATGACTCAGCGAGGCTAGAAAGGTCTGCCTTCATAGCGCAAACGTCATCATGGTTATCCTCCCATGTCTTTATGGCATCCCTGTAACCTTTTGCTCGGATAAGTTGCGAGCGATAGTCCGCTGCGGTTTCAAGGCACATAGCACCGGGTGACAGGAAGATTGTCTGGAGGGTATCCATGACTCCATCCTTCCCACCACAAGCATTCAGCTTGCCTGTTGTCTCAAGATCACTCAATGCCCCTAGTGCGTTGGTGCTTCCTGTCCGCTGGTACACTCTTTCCAGTGCCGTGAAGATGAGTTTGTGTTGCGATAACGCAAACAGATCAGATGACCAAGCAAGGTGCGGTAGAACGTCTGGGTCGATTGCGATTAGTGATAGTGCTGCCTTTTCTGCTGTTTGTGCGATTGGTATGTTTTTCATTTTAGTATCCTCGGTTGTTTGTCTGTTGTGCCTTTTGTACCCATTCAGCTTTGAATCCTTGCCATCCTCTGGTAACGCATTCAGTGATTGCCTCATCGAGAGTCCATCCAGCTTCCTCTGCTTCACGTTCAATTCCGTTAAGTGCAGTTTGGGTTAATGGTGATTTCTTTGCCTTCCTGATTTTAATAAAATCATTCCAGACCTGTTCAGGAACTGAATCTGGTCTATTTATATTATTAGTAATAGAAGATGAAGAAGAAGATGAAGAAGAAGACTGTAGTGTTGCCTTTTGGTTGATACCATTTGGCAAGCAATCTTCAACCACCCTTGCAAGTGTGGTTGAACCACCCTTGAGCATTTTACGCATTTCGGCAGACTTCTTGCCACCTTCGGCACTCTTACGCACCCATTCATTCTGTTTTAAGATTTCCTGCTCCAACCTCTCATGCACCATGCATGAAGTGTCGTTGGGGTGTGGTTTGAACATGGTTGCAACGGTGGTTGCAAGGGTGGTTGAAGCACCCTTGCCAATCAATCGTGCTATTTGATCTGGATTCGATGGGATACTTCCGTGCTGCCAACAATAGCAAAGCAAGCGGATATAAGCACCCTCTTCTTCAAGACTCATCAACGCTACACGTTGAGATCCCAAATAATCAGCGGGGTAGAACTGAAATGCTGGTCGTTTAATTTTCATAGTATAAAAAAAGACCCACCTCAAGTGATACTCCCACAAGGAATCTTATGGGCATGAGGTAGGTCAAATTGGTTGGTTTTTAACGATGGTATCAAACATCGTGCTTCGTCTGAAGCTAACTCAAACTATCTAGATTCGTGAAGTAGTCAAATTTATTTTTACAGACCAGTCCCAAACCTCCAAAAGTTCCTGTGCCTTGGAGTCAACGAAGTCTTCACTTAACCCGTATGACTTTAGTTCAAGCCATGTACCATCAGGCAACTCACCAGTGCATTTTACCTCGTAACCAATACTGGGGTATCCATATTTTCGATGGTCGTAAATGTAAACCTCGACCTGTTTCTTCTTCCCCTCATTGCAGCGGCATTCTTCATGCCCTGCGAAGGTTTGGTAGAATGCAATGTCGGACTGATTGAGGAAGTCTTTGAATTGCTTCCATCCATTGCCAGTTAGTTTATCAAAGTTCAGTTCGTTCATAGTTTTACTTTCTTGGGTTTGTCTTCAACTAGCTTCACAATCTCCTCGGCAACATCTGGCTGGATCTGGGTTAAATCGTATCCTACCGAATCGCAGTACTTCTGCAATTTTGTAGCAGAGATGCTACCTCCGAATAGTTTAATGCTGTCGGATAATGACATTTCGGTGCAAGTACCGATATGTTCGATGACCTCTTCAGGATATGTCTCCCGTCCCTTTTGACGTTGCAGCTTCCACCCATAAACCTTCTCCCCTGATTGCAACTTTTCCTTGAGCAGATCCTTTGCCCAATCGACCAAGTAGTTGTTGAAAATACTGCTCTGTTTTATAAACATGGATAACCGCTCGATATCACCTGCGAGATGCTCCTGCATTAGCGCGAGGTTGGTCTGTAGATCGTTTTCAACAACCGCTAGTGTGTTGGCAAGCGGAACTGAGATTTGAGCGCACGTTGCTGACTTTTTACACCACTTGCAGTAATCGCAAGCTGTCGGTGTTTTGTCTGGGTCGTTGTATGCTGCTAGGATTCCCTCAACAACCTGCTTGGCTTCCTCGATTGTCCAAGAGTGCGTGACTACACGCTCCTGATCGCAGAATAGCAGGTGCGTAGTCCATTCGCGAATAGCGTATTCACCAGTCTCAAAATCGTAGCTTGCTGCCATGTTGCCGTAGGCATAGGCACATTGTTGCTCAAGATACGAACGTAGGATTCCTGACTTCAAGTCTAGGCTAGTGTGGATAGCAGGAATGCGGCAATCCTCGGTTCCTGTGTGATCGATGCCGGGGGTTTTAACTTTCAAGCTATCCTCGTCGGTTACCACCTCATGGTCACCAGCGATTGTTTTTGTCATCTCGATGGCCCACATGACCGCCTCAGCATCTTTAGGTTTTAGTGCGAGGAAGGGCTTATTATTCCCCATGAACATTTCCCTGAATGCCTCGTCCATGTGAGTCCCGCGAGATGCGGCATAAGACTGGCCTTCCTTGGACTCGAAACAGGCACACTCAGCCAGCTTGGGAAGTAGCGAGTGACGGATCATTTGGATGCCTCCCATTTCGCAACTGCTGCCAAAAACTTCTCTGGAGATACGATGAGGTTGTCGCGATACTTGCCAGCATTCAAATCATTCCACAACTGACCAACCTTGATCTCACCTTTCGAGATTAGATATCCTGTAGCCGATTCAGCTTTGGTTCCAATCACGGACTCAACCTTTGCAAACCAGTTTGGATCCTCTTTGGGTGTTACGGGTGCTATGACCTTTGGTGAAATTGTCTTAGCTTGCGGAACAACGCGAGATGCTGCCTGACCATCGTCATCTTCAGGTGCAATGCCACACGCTGCCATAAGTGAGTAACGTCTTGCATACGTCAATGCAGACCCGTATCCCATTGCGTCATTCTTGCTGGCTGGAACGTGCAGCTTACCCGCTGAGAATGTCTCACCAGATTCGTGGATGAATAGAGTTTCGACAATAACACCAGATTCACATTCGTGTGTCTGCTGGATCAATGCGATTCCGTTATCGTTAAGACCCGTGATGACTGCTTCGACGCAAGCAGACAGGTCTGCGTACCGCGAGCGGAAATGAGGGTTGGTTGATGATTTGAGTGCTGGCCCGAATGCCTTCTGAGCTTTGACTAGTGCTGATGCTATGTTTTTCATTTGTTTTGCTGGTTTGTTGTTTGTTTACTGACGAGTGAAATCTTCCCATTGTTCGCAAGTGCGTTCATGCTTCTTGCGCTTGTCGCAATACTTCTTGAAGCGATACAGGATGTTCTCCTGACCCAAGCGATAGCAAGCGAAGCAGGATGCGAATGAAAGTATGAAATAGGAAACCGCGATTGATGTGGTCATTTGTTTTGAGTGAGTACTAAGGTTATTCCGATTAGTCCGACAACGGGTGCTAATACCATGAACGCATCCAGACAATACTGGAGCGTCACGATGACTGGAACTTGTGTGAATGTTTCGATGATGCTCATATTAGAAAAGAGCAAGTGCGTTTTGTGCTTCCTCGTCAGACAGGATGAGATCACTGCCAAGATCGAGATAGGCATGGTTGCCAGTGGATGGTTGCCAGCAATACAGAAGTCTGCGTCCAGACCTGCTGGTGAATGGTTGTTCAGTTCCTCCGCAAGCAGGAAACCAGTTGTCGTTTGATGTGGTTGGTGTGTTCATTAGGGTTGTAGAATAATCAAAGCGGGTTGGGATTGTCAACAAGGTTTTTTTGGAAAGATTCCAGCGGACTTTAAAGCATCTTTGCACTGATCGATGAGCATCGAATCTTTGTGTCCATATGCGTCCACCACCGCTTGCAGTGCTTGCACCAATTTTGTGTGTGATGCGTTTTTGTAATGCTCGGAAGATTTGAATAGTTTCATTTTGTTTGTTGGGTTGTGGAGCGGGGGTAGAACCCGCTCCGTTTGGGTTTAGAGTTTAGCTTCAGCGTGTGCTGCCTTTGCTGCTTTGAATGCTGCCAGCTTGTTAACTACATCGTCTGCGTGTTCAGCGAAACCATTAGCGCGAGCGTGATCAGCATACTTGTGAGCGTTAGCAGTGGTTGGGTAGGAAAGATCGTAGCAACTAACTACTTTTTCGATTTGCTCAACAGAACGGATCAACTCACGCTTGGTGAGATCACGAAGACGAGCGAGATCACGGATCCCACGGGTAGCGGATTTTTTAGATGCAACCTTGGTTTGCTCCTCTTGAACGTCTTTCAGTGGCTGGACTGACCATGCTTCGCAACGGGGAGTTTGAAAGCGGATGAATTCGGAGAGGTAGCGTTTTGTTTGGTTGAACTCGTTCCATGCTTTTTTGAGGTTGCGTTGAGCTTCAGTGAGAGATGGTGAGTTAATGTTGCGATCTACAATCCGAATGTCGAGTTGCTCGGAAGGAGCAACGAGATTTTCAAGACTTGTCTTGGAAGAAGCCAATGCTGATTCAGCATAATCTTTGGAGATCTCAAAAGGAAGTCTTCCGCTACCATTGCATACTCCGTTGAATCCCCATCCGTATTCGACAGTGTATCCATGCTTGGCAAGTCTTCCGCTTGGGAGTTTTTGAGTTGATCCGCAGATTTGGCAGGTTCCGATTTGTGTAGCTTTCATTTGATTTGGTTTTTGGTTTTTCGCTTCAGGCGTTGTGCCATCCACTGAGATGAAGATACCAAGCCGCTTGGGTT